GTAAAATCACATGAACGTCACTTTAGGAAGAGCCATCAATTTATTAAACGCTGGATTTAGCGTAATGCCCATATCAGAAGGCAAAAAACCGCTCATTTTATGGAAGGAATACCAGACAAAAAAGATAGAAAAAGCAGAGTTAGAGAGGCTAGAGTCTAAAACTAAAGGTTATGGTATTATTACAGGATTTTATGGTACTGAATGTATAGACATAGATCTAAAAGTTTTCCCTAGTGTACAAGAGGGTAAGAAATTCTGGAATGAGTTCATTGCATTTGTCTCTGATTACATCGATGATTTTGCTAGGAAGTTTGTAATCTACAAGACGGTGAATTCTGGTTACCACATTATCTACCGTTGCGAAAAGGTAGAAGGTAACAGAAAATTAGCTACTCTCAAGGGCCATTCTCAAGCCTTGATTGAAACTAGGGGTACTGGCGGATACATCTACATCTACGATCACCAGGTAAGCGATTTGTCCTATGAGGAAATCCAGGAGATTACGCCTGAAGAACGTGATTTGTTAATCAATCTATGCAAGTATTTTCACTATGAAGAGAAGGTAGATGAAATTAAGCCAAAAGAAGCCGATTACAGCGGTCTTACACCTTGGGATGACTATAACCATAGGAACAAGGTAATTGACCTTATACAGGGCGAATTTAGTGCCATTAAGCACCTATCTGATCGTATAGTTCTACGCAAGAATGAAAGCAAGGATGCATTGCACGGATTTATCTACAAGGATACTGGATTATGCTACCTTTTTACAACTGCGACGATCTATCCTCATGAGACTCCGCTTAGTCCGTTTGCAATCTACTCTTGGAAGTTCTTTAGTGGAAATTACTCTGAAGCTGCGAAGGAATTATACAAAGCAGGATATGGAGAACGCAAAATCAGAAAGGTAGAGATTGAGCGAATCGAGATCCCAAAAGAGGAGTTAATATTTCCAATTGAGGTTTTTCCTGAGTCATTGCAGAATTATATTCTATTAAATCAAAAAACCCTGAATCATTCAATAGACTACATGGGTTGCAGCTTACTATGGTACATTTCTATTTGTATTGGAAATGCCTGCAAGGTGGAGGTAAAAACAGGATGGAGGGAGTCAGTAAACATTTGGCTAGGATTGATTGGTAAGGCAGGTCTAGGAAAAACTCCTAGTATAAATGCGGTTATATTTCCATTGGCTAAGAAAAATAGTTTTGAGATTAGGCATTACCAGAACGAATACAAGAAGTATAAGGAATACGAAAAGCTAAGTTCAAAGGATAAAAAGGATGTAGAGGAAATTAAGGAGCCAATTAGAAAGCAGATTATTGTCAACGATGTAACGGTCGAAGCATTGGCGGATCTCCACGAGGAAAACGAAGTTGGAATTGCAGTATTTAAGGACGAATTAAACGGATGGATCAAGGACATGAATAAGTATAAGCCTGGATCTGACTTGGAATTCTGGCTCTCCTGTTGGTCTAATCAGCAGGCGATTCTAACAAGAAAAACTGCAAAGAGTAGCTTTATTCAATCGCCATTAATTCCTGTACTTGGTGGTATACAACCTGGTATTTTCTCGCAGATTTCTACCTTGGAAAATAAGGACAATGGATTCTTAGATAGATTGCTAGTTTGCTATCCAGATAAGGAGATTGAGCATTACAATAGAAACGCGATTGACCAAGAAGTATTGGATTGGTATGAGGCTTATATGTCTCAATTCTATAACCTGATTCGAAAAGAAATCTTGCAGTTGAATAAGTTTGGAGACATTGAGTCTAGGATAATTAAATTTGACTCTGAGGCTGAAAAGGAGTGGGAGCGGATATTTAACAACATCACGGATATGCAGAACTCAGATGATATTTCTGAGTATGTTAAAAGTATGTTGAGTAAGCAGAAGGCTTACATACCTAGATTTGCTCTAATAATTAATTCTATAACTGCTTACAATGAGGCCAAAGGATTTGACTGGATTAGTAAGGATAGTTTGATAAAAGCAGAGAAATTAAGTAACTATTTTATTGCGATGTCCAAGAAGATTAAGGTAAATTCATTGGAGACTAGTGAATTAAGTGAATTGGTTCGTTCATTAAAAAATGAGACGATTGAAAGAAAAATACAGCAGATTCAAGAGGCAGTTCCTGACTTCAATAGATCGGAGCTTGCTGAGATGCTAAATGTGAGTAGAACAACGATTTATAAACACTTAAAGAAATGATTGAAGCACTAGACGAATTATCAGAAATCCCATTTGAAATATTCTGGGACAAATTTATGGAAGTAAATCCTGGAGACTATGATAAAACCTACACTCAAGGAATTTGGTTAAAAACTAGAGAAGTGAATAGGGTACTTGCATTTAAATATTTATGCAGGTTTGGAACAGATTATAGGGCGCCACATATACATTTAGAGGCTTTTGATTTGCCATTTTAACCCCTACCCCCCCCTTATTTTAATATGAGACACGGCTCATTATTTTCAGGTATTGGAGGCTTTGATTTAGCCTCGGAATGGATGGGATGGGAAAATGTTTTCCATTGCGAATGGAATGAATTCGGACAAAAAGTTTTAAAATATTACTGGCCTAAATCAATAACTTACAATGACATCACCAAGACAGATTTCACTATTCACAGAGGAACAATTGACATCCTTACAGGTGGATTCCCATGCCAACCCTACTCATCCGCAGGAAAGAGACTTGGAAAGGAAGATTCGAGACACCTCTGGCCTGAGATGCTTAGAACAATTCGAGAGATTCAACCGACCTGGGTTGTGGGCGAAAACGTTCGCGGGCTTACTAATTGGAACGGAGGGTTGGTTTTCGATGAAGTGCAGGCTGACCTGGAAGCTGAAGGCTACGAAGTCACACCGTTTCTACTTCCAGCTTGTGCCGTTAACGCGCCCCACAGAAGAGACAGAATTTGGTTTGTTGCCTACTCCGCTAGCTCAAGCAAGGGAACAAAAGAGCTTCGACAAATACGACGAGAGGATGCAGAGATTAATAGAGAAGGGACACAAACCATTCACGATGCCATTAGACCAAATGGCTTTGAGGGGACTACTTCCGACTCCGAACTCAAGGGATTACAAGGATGTGCAGACACCGGAGAAGTATCAGGAAAGAAAGGAACTTTGGGCAGAAAAAGGAGTGAATCTGCAATTGAGTCTACCTCAGTTGATAAAGAATCAAATGCTTCCGACTCCAACGGCATCGGACAGATTGGGGAGCGGGAGCAGAGAATCATTGATAAACAGAGGAAGGGGCGAAAGAAACGATTTGGGGAGTTGGGCAACAATGAATTCAGTAGATGGGAAAAATTCCCAATTAGCGCCCCAATTTGTAATGGAGATGATGGGCTTTCCAGTAGATTGGACGGAATTACCTTTTCTAAATGGAGAAACGAATCAATCAAAGCAGGAGGAAACGCAATCGTCCCACAAGTAGTATTTCAAATATTTAAAGCAATAGAGCAGTATAATGAACTTGATAAGCAACTTTCTATATGAAACCACTTGACATTCTTAAACAGCTGAAAAAAGAATCGATGCTAGAATCCTATCCTAATGTACCTAAGTATGCTATTTCAGCACCAAAGTACGAGGATAAGACAGCCAATGGACTAACCAAGTGCGTGAAAGAATTCTTAGAGCTTAGTGGATACCAAGCAGAACGAATCAATACTATGGGTAGGCCAATCGACAACCGCAAGCAAGTAACAGATATACTAGGTAGAACTAAAACAATAGGGTCTATGACTTGGGGTAAGTCAACGGCAACCAAAGGATCAGCGGATATTTCAGCTACAATACTTGGAAGGTCGGTAAAAATAGAAGTAAAAATAGGCAAGGACAGGCAGTCTGAAGATCAGAAAATTTACCAAGCAAAAATAGAAAGCTCTGGAGGTCAGTACTGGATAGTAAAAAACTTTGATGACTTCATTAAAAAATATGAAGAATTTGTAGAATCTTTAAAATCAAACAATTAATATTACTTAACAAACTAAAAAACAAAAACAATGGCAAACTTATCAGAGATTTTCCTAAAGCAGGAAACACTAGAGACTTTACTAAGTACAGTAAAGGCGAAGAGTCTAAAAGGTGTATCTATCACCATTAGTCAAAACGATACCTCAAACGAATGGGGTCAGAATGTAAACTCTTATGTATCTCAGTCAAAAGAAGACAGAGAAGCAAAGAAGCCTAAGTTCTACACTGGATCAGGCAAGGTATTTTGGTCAGATGGTAAGCCATCTACAGTAGCTGAAAAGAAAGAACAAGGTCATGTAAGTAAAAAAGAATATGCCCAAGAGGAAAGCTCCCTCCCGTTCTGATTATACGCTTAAACGTAGGTTTATCAACAAATTCAATGAGTACTCTCCGTGGCAGGATATCGGTCACGGGGAGTGGCTCTCACTAGAAGATGTACAGGACAAGATTAAAGTTCTAGTACAAAATTA